GTCTTTACACATATTATCTAAAATTGTCAATTGGCTTGTAGACGTAAACTCGGGCAAAAGAGCAGGCACTCTCATTTTAATCATAATTAGCTTAAAAATATAACGAATGCCTCCTTGAAATAATAAACTATTAATCCTACCAGTTAAGTAGTTACCAGACGGGTTACCTTTCTCTTGAGCAATGATCATATTACGTACCCAAATTTTAGCAAATGCGATACTAACTGCCATAGTGTACCTACGCCTTTTATCGTCTTCGCTAACATTACCTTTGTTATACCAACGTATTATTGCTCTTAAAACTCCCATAATCATTGTCGCTTGTAAAGTACCATCGTAACTAGTAAAATCACCATCAAACCAATTATTACCAAAAGTACGTAAGTGGTCAAACAATAAGCCAAATTGAGTATGAACATCCAATCCAATAGTTTGACCCGAATAAAGCCAATGTGTGCTACTATAACCTTCAAAAGCACCAAACAATCTCTTTTGTGCTATTAAATCTCGTATTTCGCAACCGTTATACGATCTAGGAGCTTTATTTAAAGGTCTTAATTCAACTTTAAGTTCTCCAGTATAAAAATTATCCGTGAGCTCATTATTAGCTAATTCATCCCAACGTACATCACACGCTCGTCGCATATCATTTCTAATAAACTGACGATCCAAATTAAACCAACAATTTTTACCTTTCAAACCAGATTCATTCTTTGTTCTATACAAGTAACCGGGTCCGGCATTTAAGTTTAAACTTTTAACTCCCAAATGTCCGCAACCAAAGGTTGCCTCTTCAACAGACAAGATTCTTCGATTTTCAAGCAAACAATCATTGGCGTAAGACAATGCGTCATCCATACATTCATCAAACAAATCCTCATCTAAGTAACTAGCCTCTCCTTTAAACTTTGATGTGGCCAGTACTAAGGGATCTGAATCTTTCGTAACAGTAACATTAACTGGAAACTTCTTCGGTATAAACTCCCCAATATTATTAAAAGGGCTTGTTTGAATAGTATTAGTTTTATCGTGGTGCCAAGTTGTTGCACTACGACCCAAGACTTGCCATTGTCCGCCTTCTAAAAAATTATTAACTACATCGACAGTCTTAATTCCTTCTCCGCGCTCAACAACTCCCAGTTGTCCAGCATACGGATTGGCAATCAATGGTAACTCATAAACCTTATCAATTATGACTCCGCACTCACCGGTGGCTATACGGTCTTGTAACTTGTTGACCAATAACTTCATCAACTCAGTGACTAGTGAATGGGACAACGTACACCCCATTCCAACTGCACCATTTCCAGCTACATGCATAAAAATAATTTTCCTAGGTAAAAAACGATCAACTGCAACTCCAACGGCTCCACAATCTCCAGCTTCGGTTGGATAATCATACCTATAACCAGTTCGACATGTAAACAATTCTTGCTTAAAGTAATAATCTATTTCCTTAGCAGTGGCAACTAATACACCTATCTCTTTAGCTGCAAAAGTGACTAATTGCTGTTCTCTATTGACATACTTATGACTAGTAGTAGTCAATATAACATTGACACTGGAAAACCTACTTAAATCTTCATCAGTGGCTATATGTTTTAAAATATCAGGTCGATTTATCTTATTTGTAAGATTAACTAAACACAAATCTCTATCCAACTTTAAATCTTTTCTAGCACTAACTACCAAGCATCTATCTGGTTTAACTTCCACTATTGTGGCAGTACCAATACTGTATACTTTAATAGTATTAAACTCACACGCTCCCCTCCAACAATGGTCAGGGCACAATAATAAACCACCTTTAATAATTAAACCGTTGCATATACGCTGCATGGTATTACTATAAATAACAACATTATTATGCCACAACTTTGCTCGCAACGAATCACTGTCTGGATCAGGTTGCAGTTCTAAGCCAAACTCTTTAAAAGTTCCATCTAACTTAACTACGTCAATACCGGATTGTGGCTTCAAAGTCGTTACAACGCTCTTAGTACCAAATCCGGGTTTATCTTCAATAGGTTCTGATTGAGGTTTTAAACTGGTAACAACCTGTTTACCAGCTATTAAAGGTTTATCTTCCGCAGGTTCAGATTGTGGACTAAGCCCAACAACAACTTCTCGCTCTACAGTTTTAATGCTTAAACACTTGCTAAAGCCATAAAACGATAAACCTAAGCCAATAATCGAAACCACGGCAGATAATACTATTGCATAAGGATGCTCTGTAAAAGCGTCAAAAGTAGCGTCTATAACTCTAGACAACAACGATTTATTCGTAGCAGGAGGATTGCTAACTAAAATTAAATTTGCATACTGATCTACTTCAACTAACGAAATCATCTTAGACCTAACTCCCGCTATATATTCTTCCTCCGTAAAGAAGACTCCACTTATTTCTACCCCATTATCCTTGTAAGTGTAATAAGTTCGCTGTAATCTAAAAGTAAAGACAATAGCGGCTAAAGCTATAGCTCCATCACAGTTAAATTTCGACTTTAACTCACAATACAACTCCATCAATCGTTGCGAACTCAAAATACTATCACTTTGAAAACGGTCCAAAAGATCCTGCTTTGCTAAAACATAACTAAGTGGCGTCAATGCTGACTTGACTTCAGCATTGAATGCTTCTAAAGCTTCACTCGGCAACATTGCATCTTCGTATATATCATCCTCGTTACCCACCTGAGCAACAGCGGGAGATATATACGTGCTAGCACTTAAGTTATGTAATTTCTTATAATGCTGGTATTTTTCTATAACCATCTGCACTAACTCAGACGAGGTAATTAACTTTCGTGCAGTTAAGTTTCTAGCTACACAATCCCAATGAGCCACATGCAAACAAACTCCTAATTCAGGGTTAACAGTATCATCTCGACGGTCATAATATTTTGTAGCGTCCAATTCTCCAGGCTTATTTGGATTCTCAAACCCATCCTTAACGGAAACTTTAACAAAAAAATCAACTCTTCTATTAAAGGCAGAAATATCAAAATTATCCGTTACTGGCACTATGTGACCTCTAGTATTAGTAGTGCAAATCACTATAGGAACTTCATACGGAGTTTTACCTTTATTGTCAAACGCTTGTAACGTTTTATAACCTGCTGAGTCAGCTACATGTAAAAACATAGCCAAATCTAATGATGCCTGAGTCACAGAATCTTTTTTCTGATTAAAATCTGACCAAATCATTACTAACTGGTTAACTAAACCCGTCATAAAAGTATCTTTGTCTACAATCTGGCCATTAAAGCTATAAATATATTGGCTTTCCGTATCATTAGTATAATGTATTTCCCAAATCTTATGAATTAATGCTCGAGCCAAATCTTTGCTATACAAAGTTTTACCAGTACCTGCCGGACCTTGCAAAACTATAACAACGGGTTTTTGTCGAGACTTAATTGGTGACATTGATGACGCATACTTGTCATAAATTGTTTTAACAAAATGCATATGACTAGTCATGGTAGTGCCTAAATGAGTTTTCTTCAACGTCGCAGCTATCTTAGTAAGTTCTAATCCTTCTGTATACAACTTATGTATATGCAATACTTTATCTGGTTTTGCTCCAATATCATCAAAATAATGTTCATCACTAACCAAAGTAGTCACTGCCTCCGACCACGTCGAAAACCTCTTTTTCAATTTACCATTCCCCGTTAAAGGTTGGTAACCTAATAACTCACAGAAAAAATCGACAGCATCGTCTATACAATCACACATGGCTTCATGAACAACGCGTGACTCTTTAAAAACAACTCGGGCTGTCGACATCGTATCTCTTATAGACCATTGCAAAGCGTCGGCAGTGAGTTCTTTGCCCATCAACAAAAAACCACCAACTGAGCAAGCTAAAGCAACTAAAGAAATTGGGCTTGCAAAAGATTGTGCTTCACCTACAAAATACGCTATAATCGACTTATAAATTAAATGGAACACACTAGCACACAATGGTAAATAATTACTGCAAAAGCTAACCATAAAAGGCCAACTATTCTTAACCCCTACCAACAACATTTGATTGCCTAGTAACAATAAGTCTTTTGTAAAATTAACAAAATTCATCAAACTCAAGCTACTTGAAGCATATTTAACTAAACTACTCAATGCATGCTCCATCTTATTCACTATTCTCTCGATACTGGATAAGCTATTTTTAGCTCGAACTGCTGTATCCCCAATTAATTCACTAGTCTGTTGAACTGAATTTAAAGTATCTTGAACTCCAACTGTATTAGCATTTATATTATTAGCTGCATTAACAACACTAATGGCTGCATTATCTATATTCGTTCCTATTGAGCTTATCATCTTAAGAGGATTGAACATCTGTGCCACAAAAGCTTTCTTAACTTCAAATTGATCAGTTTGCAAAGCACAAAAATCGCAACAATAACAACAATATAATTCGTTGTCGTACGTAACAACATACAACTCTGCATAATCATTATCACAAAAGTCACAAGGTTCAAAATAATCAGAATGTACAGTATAAAAACAATGATTGAAATCTAAAATCCTGTACGCAATATCTGGTATCTTAATCTTCTGGAAACATATTCCAAGTTGTGCTTTAAAAACATTATCATTCAGCCGTAATTCAAAATTTCCAGTTTTAACGTTTTCACTAGCACTAACTCCAAAATTCATCTGAAGTTTACTAAGTGTATCAATATCACACCAAAATTTAAAATGTCGCCCTTTACTCAATATTTCTAATCTAAAAGGCGTTAAACCGTTAGATATATCTAAACGGCCATATCGTTTACCCAAATCATAAATCTTATCATGTAAAACGATATCAATTGAATGGTAGTATATGAATCTACGCAATAAACTTCTAATATACTCATGTAAACTCACTTTACCATCCTCATGCTCTTTCTTATGAACCATATCTTCAATATGGTATAAAGCTTTCTTCTTGATAGGCACTAAAAGAGCATCAGACCAAATAACAGATCCTGTATATCTTTGAGCAGATCTGTTTTTAATCTTATTTCTTCTACTTCCACAATCAAAGTGGTCATCAGCAACAAAATCAGGAATCAAATTTTTTCTTTCATAAGCCATGGTAACAACGAGGTAGCGTTTCGGGGTCGGACCTTAGCTACAATATCCCTGCACTCTTGACGGAACAGGGTAGACCTCCCTTACGGCAACCTGGCTGCTTCTGTCCAAGATAAGATGGTAAATCGAATCTTTACTGGGAAGCGGTTGCCTTGGTGTATATTTTTCAATGTACCCACCAATACACTGAGTCTTATTAACGACATCGTAATCTTCACTTAGCTCCTATTAGTATCTATTTTCTAAGAGTCCTCTCTCAAAGAAAATAAGGCGTCTAAGTATCCGTGTAAAGCGCGGGTGCGCTAAATACTAGACCTACAAGTTTCCCTTCGTCCTTCATCTACTTAGAGCAACGATTTATTTCTCGCTCAGCATTAAAATGCTTCAAGGCGAACACGTATGAAAGAACCCGACTAAATCGGTTACTAATCACAATTACATGTAAGCTAATAAGGGCACATAGCCTGTTATCAATCTTGAGACTTTTAACGTGCGTACACGAAATCACTACATTGTATGACTAAAAAGGATTATAACAAAATTTCTAAATAGAAATTATAAAAGGCTAATACGAACGAAGATTCTTTAAAAAGAATCATAAAGGGCTAAATAATAATCTAGAATATTTAAAAACATTCTAATAAGGGGTGGGTGCTCAAAGGGGCACCCACAACACCAGTTTTGAATAGACTGATGGAAAACTATTTGCACAGCGACGACAACATAAAA